AGCCTTCACATACCGCATGCATCGTTCCACGCGGTCATGCGGCATCTGGAACTTCTGCCGGTTTTTCTTCCAGTCTGCCATCAGCGAATCTGCCTCATCAGGTCGGCGCGGTACGCAATGTGCGCCGCCTTGTCCATGGAGACGCGGGCCGCCTTGCGGGCCTTGACTTCCTCTGCCGCCCGGCGGCGTTTTGCCGCACAGAGATCCGCATAGCAGATTGCCATGCAAACCAGCATCGCCGTTCCGAGCACCGCCGCCTGCGTGCGGCTGCAGGCACCCGCGATCTGCATGTACATCACGCCGCCGAATACCGCCGCCGACAGGCTCATCATAAACTTACTTGCCTTCATCTTTCTTCCTCCGTTCCTGATTCATCAGTAATTCCCACGCCGTTTTCTGCAGCCGCTCAATGCGCCGCTGCATTTCATACGGCGGAACGTCACGGTAACAGTCGTCGTCAATGTAGACCGTACCGTTCGGATAATGATATTCAGCCACGATTGCCACCGTAACCACCCCTTTCTAAAGCCTATGCTTAAACCGGCTTGTCTGTTGCCGTCCGCGCCGCTTCTGCCTCTAAATTGAACTTTTGTGCTTTCTCAAGCTCAATGCGGGCAGCGATCCGCAGGCTCTCCGGCGCTTCCGGGTCTGCCATGATCTGCTCTGCCGTCATGGCGAGATATTCGTTGAATGGTTTCATACAGGTTTCACCTCGATCTTTTCCGCAGTATCAATAAATCCATCTACAACGTCAAGCGCTTCCTGTCTGCCGTCGCAGAAAAACTGCCGCCATCGGTTCTCACCGACCAGGCGCTTCTCCAACACCCAAACTTCGTACTTCATGGTATGTCCTTTCCTGTCCGTCAGCTACTACTGGCGGGGTTTGTCGTATCATCCCCGAAGTAGCCGAACGGCAAGCCAAGCACGTGGCAGATCATAATGTATTCATCAATCGTCATTCGCTGACTACCATGCATCAGGTGATGCATTTTTACTTTCGTCCAGCCGCATTTTTCTGCGACAAATTTCTGCTGGATTCCATGGCTGATCAGATACTCATAAATTTTTTCGTATATATTCATACCATTCACCTCCCTGTTAGTTCTTGCTTAACTGTACTTACAGTATAATTAGTTCTCTGCTAACTGTCAAGACCTTTTTTGTAAAATAGTTAGTTTATTCTTAATCATTTCCTTTACACCCGTTCGTAGTTATGATATAATTAACTCAAAAGAGAAAGGAGGTGAAACCAATGGAAATACGAGAAACTGTACAGCGCAACGTTGCACGCTATATAAAAGGATCAGATTATACGCAGGCTGAAATCGCCCGAATGCTCGGCGTATCAAAGCCAACGGTTACAAACTGGATCAAAGGAGTAAACACACCGAACATCGAACTCCTGAATCAATTATGTAGAATTTTGAACATCTCATTTTCTGAAATGTTCGAGGAAAGCCCGAATGCGTACACGCAGGCGCCACCAGACGAGCAGCAGCTTGTTACCGACTACCGCTCATTCAACGATGAGGGAAAAGAAAAGGTCCGCGAGTACGTCGCAGACCTGAAAGGAAACCCCCGATATAAAAAACGTGATGAGCCTGCAGTGGATCAACAGGCATAAAGAAAAGCCGCTGTCAGAACGCACCTGACAACGGCTCGAAAGGAACCCCACCCCCGAACGGATGAAATCCCCCAGCACTATTTTAACATAGTTTGGGGGATTTTATCAATATGCAACAGGAAAAATATGATATTCAAAAAGAATTTGAAAATGCCGGTCTGTTTCTGGATGAAGTAGAGTTTGATAATATCGAACGCCTCCAGTACGCCAACAGCCTCAGCAAAGAGG